GTTCTAATCCAGATGAAGCATATTGCGACATCTATGAATATTATAATATTGATACTGGTGAGATGTGTGTATTCTCTAGCTCAGGTGGAGACAAGTTCTTAATTAAACCAGTTAAGATGCCATACGTATTTGGCCATCCATTCTTTATGTTGCGCAACTATGAAATCCCTGGATTCTTTTATCCAATGGGTGAACTAGAAGCAATTGAACCATTGCAGTACGAATTAAACGAAACTCGTACACAAATGATGTTGCACAGAAAGCGTTACAGCCGCAAGTGGTTGTTCCAAGAATCAGCATTCGATGATGATGGTCGTCAAGCTTTAGCATCAGATGAAGATAACGTTATCGTTCCTGTTAAATCTGGCGAGAATTTAAATAATGTTGTTGTACCAATGCCGGCGTTAATTAACCCACCTGAATTTTATAATCAGTCAACTTTAATTCAAAATGACATTGACCGTGTGTCAGGTGTATCTGAATACCAGCGTGGTTCTATTCCAGAGACTACTCGTACCGCCCGCGAAGCATCAATTATTGCTGAAGCTGGTAATGCTAGAGTATCTGAAAAGCTTGTGGCTATCGAAAATGCTATAGCCCAATGTGCTTCTAATCTTATAATGCTAGCCCAACAGTTTATGACTGGAGAGCAGACTGTAAGAATTGTAGGCACTGAAGCTGCACCTGTATGGTTAACATTTGATAAAGATTATATCTCTGGTGAGTTTGACTTTAATGTTGAGGCAGGTTCAACTGCTCCACGCAACGAAGCTTTCCGTAGAGATATGGCTTTGCAGATTGTTTCGGCAATGCAACCGTTTGCTGCTGCTGGACTTGTTAACTTGTCTAAGCTAGCTGAATATGTATTAGCTCAAGGGTTTGGAGTAAAGGACCCAGGTTCATTCCTGCAACAAGCTCCACAACCACAAGGACCAGAAGGTATGCCAATGTCACCTGACCAAGCTGCTTTAGAAGGACAGGGTTTACCACCAGGTATGGCCCCAGACCAAATGGCAGCAATCCAATCAGAACAAGGTGGACAAGGTATACCACCTGAATTAGCTGGTTTACCACCAGAATTATTGGCCGCATTATTAGGTGGACAAGGTTTGCCACCTGAAGCTGCTGCTCCACCAACACAAGAATTGCCACCTGAATTGCTACAAGCATTATTGGGTGGACAATAACAATAGGTAAAGAAAATATCTATAGTGTAGGCTTAATGCCTAAAATAGGAATAACCAACGAAGGATAGGACTCCATCAATGACAGATAATAATAATAATAATATTGCTAACCCTGAAAACGTAGTTGACCCCGATGCAAACGGACAAGTTGATGAAGTGACAGAGGTCATAGCAGAAACTCCAGAACAAGAATTAGATTTCTTTGACTACACAGAGGTTGGCGATAAATACGTCAAACTCCAAGTGGATGGCGAAGAGGTATCAGTTCCGGTTAAGGAGGCTCTAGCTGGATACCAGCGTCAAGCGGATTATACCCGTAAGACACAGGAACTCAGCGAACAAAGAAAACAAGTTCAGTATGCGTCTGCCCTGCAGGAAGCCCTGCAAAACGACCCAGCTAGCACTTTGCAATTGTTACAACAGCAATACGGTGTAGCCGCTCAACCTCAAGAGGATGAATGGTTAGACCCAGCTGAATTACAAATGCGACAGCTAGAACAAAGAATTGCAGCCTTTGAACAACAAAAGGCTTTAGAGGATTTGACTAGAACTATAGATTCTTTGCAAGGCAAGTACGGTGATGACTTTAATGCCGATGAAGTCGTAGCCAAAGCACTAGCAACCGGTTCAACAGATTTAGAAGCAGTTTTTAAACAAATTGCTTTTGATAAAGTTTATTCTACAGCTTCAGAAGCAAAGAAGAAGTTATTAGAAGACCAGTCTAGAGTTGAGGCTAAACGTTCAGCATCGGTGGTTTCTGGTGGCTCTGCCAACAAAAACTCAGCCGCACCCAAAGCTGCTAAACCAACGTCAGTCTTTGAAGCTTTTGAACAGGCCAAGAAGACACTCAACATCTAAACAAACAGGAGAAATAAAATGGCCGGTAATCCCGACTTTAATTCACTGTTATCAACTACGTTGCAAAACTACCAGCCAACGCTGGTTGATAACATTTTCAAGGACCTTGTCCTTCTTAACCACCTCAATGAGCGCGGACGTGTCCGTGTTGAAGAGGGCGGCACCCAAATCATAGAACCATTGATGTACGCAGTAAACGATACTGTTGCAACATACAGTGGCTACGATGCAATTGACCTTACCCCACAGGAAGGCATTTCAGCTGCAGAGTACGACTGGAAGCAGATGGCTGCTTCTATCGCAATCAGCGGTATTGAAGAAGCAAAGAACCGTGGCACCGAGGCAATCATCAAACTGTTGAATGCTAAAATCATGCAAGCTGAAATGTCGCTTAAGACAACTCTTAACGAGCAGCTTTATGGTTCAGCATCAGCTGGAAGCGACTTCAATGGTCTTGGTAACATAGTTGCTACCCAGAACAACACAGTCGGTGGCATTGATGCTAACACCAACACATGGTGGAACCCAACACAGGGAACCACGATGGGTGCAACACTTGCACTTCAGAACATGGCTGACGTATACAACCGTGCTTCAAAGGGCTCTGATGTTCCTGACCTTATCGTCACGAACACCAGCTTGTTCGAGAAGTATGAGTCACTGTTGACCAACCAAGTTCGTTACCAAGACGTTGCTAAGGCAAATGCTGGTTTCCAGAACTTGATGTTCAAGCAGACACCAATTGTGTTTGACCTTGAATTGGCAGTTGACACATCCGATGCGCCGATGTACTTCCTTAATACGAAGTACCTCAAGCTCACCGGCTTGAATGGTTACTGGTTCACCACCACAGACTTCATGAACGGCACTGTAGCTGGCGTAGACGCCCGTTATGCCCTCGTGTTGGCCTATGGTCAGTTAACCTGCAGCAACCGTCAACGTCAGGGTTACTTGACAGCAGACGCTAGCTACGCGTAATAGCTAAAGATGTAGTTGGTGCTGGGAGTTTAAAGGTTGTCATCCTTCGGGCAACTCTCCCAGTGCCAGCTATTTATAATAAAACAAACAAAAAAATTCTAATTAATAAAAACATTAGTTAGGTATCTGCCGAAAGGCAAGGAGACATACAACTATGGCAACAAATAATAAATTCATCGTAGAACGCACAAACGTTCTCGCAGCTGACGTAACGGTCGGCGTTTCATATGCAGCACTTGATGACCAGGACTTTGGTTTCTACGGAAAAGCTGGAGAAACATACGAGTTTGATGCTCGTATTGCTTACTCAGCAGCCGCAGCAACTGACGGAGCAGCCTTTTCAATTACTGCATCTGCAACCCCAACAGCTATTGCATTCATTTCAGAATACAATACTGATGCAACAACAGTTGTTCGCACAGCTGCTGTAGCAATTAACACTCCAGACCACGGTTCAGCTTCGGTTGCACTTGCAACTGGTTTGAACCAAGCATTTCTGCATGGTGTAATTACGCCATCAGCAGACGGCTTCATTGGAGTTAGCGGCATCGCAGAAAACGCATCTACCATCATAGCAAAGGGTGGAATCTCCACCATGAACTGGAAGCGCATTTTTGTTGGCGACAACCAATAATCTAGCTACCTAGGACACGTGCCAGCAGGGGGTAACCTCTGCTGGCATGTTCTACAATAAGACACTTTTTAATAACGAAGGAGAATAATATGAATAAAGAATTCCAAAGCCAAAGCCAGGGATTAGCTGGCACACAACCATATGGAACCGTAGAAGGAGCACGCCATGTAGGTAACGGTCGTTTAGCTTATCACGGCTCGGGTGTAGAGATTGCTCCACCATCAGGTATTGCTTACGGTGGTGTACATTATAAGCGTGGCTTATGCCAAGCAATGAATAAAAAAGAAGAAGAATGCAAGGCACCAAAAGCAAAAGGCACAGACTACTGCATCGGTCATTTGAACGCATTAAATAAACTTGGTGAAAAAGAAGAAAATAATACAGAGACTTCTCCAGAATAGGAAGTAAAAAATGGCTATAAATTTTTCTAATGCTAACCTTACGCTTGCGCAAATGCGCACGTTTGTTGGTGAACTTTCTGACTTAGATATTGGCTTTGATGAAAATGACGATATCTCAACAGACCTTGTTAACGGTTTTATTAAAGAAGGTTTTCAAAAAGTTGTAGCCTTAAGTAATCGTTGGCCGTATTACCAAACAACTTATGGATTTGCGGTACAAACAAACATTAGGTCATATTCAACGTTTTTACAAAGTCAACCAACAGCAATTGGTTCTGCATCAAAAGCTATTACTGACATTTCACAAATAACAGCTGTAATAAATAGCGATACAAATTATCAAGGCAATGCCTTAATTTATATTGACCAAGCTAGAGCAGAATCTATTTGGGTTGGAACTTCTGACCAACAAGGTCTTCCAGCATATTTCTCAATATGGGCTGACCAAGTAAATCTTTGGCCAAGACCTGATAATAATTATTCTTTTACTCTTAGAGGTTTTCGTAATCCATCACTAACGTGGATGCTTAATGAAGGCGACCCAATTGATATTTCGCCACAATTGCAGTTGCCATTAATTAATTATGTTATGGCTCGCATCTTCCAATTCCAAGAAGACCCAGAGATGGCAAACGAATACATGCGTAGCTTTGAAAGAGGCATTGCAGTTATTCAAGGAAACCTTACTGCTCCATCAAGCAACCGTCAACTTATTATGTCGGGTGGTTTACAACTTCAAGCATATGATTTTGCACCATTTGGTACGGGCATGACAGTATTGCCAGGTAGTCCAAACCCACTCGGAGTAGCATTCTAAATGGCCCAAATTCTTTTTGACCAAGTTAGAGATTTTACTGGTGGCTTAAACTTTCGTGCTGACCAATTTCAGTTAGCAAAGAATGAATCACCATTTATATTAAATCTTGACGTTGACCCACGTGGTGGTGTTTTTAGCCGTGCCGGCTATAGTAAAAAACATGCTACACAAGTTAGTGGTAACTGGAATCCAAAAGGATTATTTAATTACAAAGATAATTCAACACCAAGAATAATATTAAACACAGGAAAAGAAAATGCAACAGATGGTAAAGTTTATCAATCATCTGGTTCTAATTTTTCTACTATACAATATTCTGCTGGTAATGACCTTGCAGTAAAGTCAACTAATGGTGCAAGCATTACGCAGTGGCTTGATGTAATTTACATCGCTCTTGGCAAAGATGCAACACAAATGTATAAATGGGATAATGCCAATACATACGCAACAGCCTTACTAGCATCTGGTCCAACATGGCAACCATATCAAAACCCAGTTGGTGGTTATATGCCACGCGCAGAACTCGTAAGAGCGCATGCCAATAAACTATTTGTAGCTAATACAAAAGAATTAAATGATGATGCTACACCAAGTTTAATTGACCATCCTAATAGAATTCGTTGGTCACATGAAAACTCACCAGAGAATTGGTACCAGGATGACTATATTGACATTGTTGCTGGTGGTGAAGGCATTCGTGGACTTGCAATAGTTGATGGACAGTTATTAATATTTAAACCTAAAGCAGTTTATTTGCTTATGGGCTATGACGTTGACTCATTTCAGCTCGTAGAACTTTCTACAACTGTTGGTATTCAATATCCTCAACATGTAGTTGAAGGTGCCGG